GACTGGGTTAAACCTAAACGCCTTGTAGCCGTTGAAGTAACTTCAAAGTCTAAAGCAGTATCAGGAAGAACATTGCCTGTAGCGTCAAGTTTGTCCGTGATAGTAGTCCGTTGAACTACCTTGTAAAATCCCTGTGGGACTTGTAAAGCGTGTGAATTATCAATCATACCGCGCCATCTAAATGTAAATTTGATGGACCTTTTTCTCCATTCTTTGAAATGTTTTCTCATTTCATAGATTTGATTGCTAATGTTATTAGATTGTTCCTGACCTGGTATGACAGGTGCTGAAACAGCATTGGACGTCCATTTACCAACGCCTTTTGTAAAGTCTAAATTGGTGTACCATGTTACGTCACTGCCCGTAAATCCGTTGGTTGACGGAGCATAGGCTGGAGGTAGACCTGTTGCGGTATCTACTCCATTATTTTGAATAGTCATACTGTCGTGAAGACTATATTGGTCGTCAAAATGATGACCGGGGTCATCTGTAATCGCAAAGCGAGATACGTTGTATCCTCCTAAATTTTCTGTTACACAGTAATCCAGAGAGTTGTAATTGTAATGATTGGCTAAAGCCGAATGTGACAATGATGAAGCATTAAAGCGTGGTTTGCGTTTACGCGTACCACGTTTGCGACCTTTATCACTACGTGTTTTACGGCCACCACGACCTTTACGGTTACGGAAGCGTCGTTGAATGCGTTTGGCGGCATAATTAGCACCCCCGCGTAAAGCGGCGGCACCGAGTGCTCGGGTTGCTTGGGCTATGGCTGATTCTGCTGCTACTAATGCTGACATGTTTTGTTATAATCTATAGATATATTATAATTTTAATGAATTAAATTTCCCGATACTTAAAGATAATTTTCTTTGTATATAATATACAGCATAAAATGATGAACGTGAAAAGCAAAAAAAAGATAAATCAGCAAGATAGTGGTGCGACTGCGTCGGGGAAACCTAGTGGTGCCACTAGGTTCCAGGAGAATGGTAATACTATTCATTCTCCTAAAAGGATAGTTCCTAAGAAAAAGTGGTGTTTTACTTGGAATAATTATACAGAAGACGATATAAGTTCCTTAGTGACCCATAAAGGGTTCCAAGGTTCCAAACAATACATGTTTCAACAAGAGATAGGAGAATCTGGGACTCCTCATCTACAAGGCTTTATTGTTTTCCATAAAAAAATTCGGTGGACCTCATTGAAATTATCAAAGAAAATTCATTGGGAAAAAATGAAAGGTAGTGTAGTTGAAAATATAAAATATTGTTCTGACGAAGAAAAACGTGCTCCAGGTGGTAAATGTTACTATCACGGATGTAAACCATTTAAACCTTTAATAACCATAAAACGGGAGGATTTTTATGATTGGGAAAACGAACTTTTGGAAATAGTCCAAAATTGCGTTGATAACAGAGCCATACATTGGGTGTATGAAACTGTAGGTAAAGTAGGCAAGTCTCAATTCTGTAGATGGTTGGCCGTACACGAACAAGCCGTGATATGTGATGGGGGGCCCAAAGACATGAAATTTATGATTTCACAGAGACTTGGTAGAGGCGACTCTACAGACTTAATCATTTTTGATATACCAAAAGAACTACTTAGCAAAGTAAGTTATGCGGGTATAGAGCAAATAAAAAATGGACTATTTTGTTCTCCAAAATATGAGAGCTGTATGACGATTATGAATCAGCCAACAGTGTTAATTTTTGCTAATGCTAAACCTAGAATTGAAAAAATGAGTTTAGACCGATGGCATATATATGAAATCGGCTTAGACAGAAAATTGATTCATTGTGATACAATGAGTTCCGACATCCCCGAGGGGATGCCTCATATCGGGTCTGCCGACCCTTTGGTCTTGGCAAAACCGGTCCCGGTTTTACCTGCGGTCAACCCTAGCCGCTGCGCTCGGCTAAATATAAATAATAATAATATTGAAGATAACTCAGAGAGCTATAATCTCCTAACTGATGAAGTTAGATTATTCTTTAATTAGGAACTGTTAGGGCTTGGACGGGATAAGTGGTTGGTATATCAACCATATCCTCTATGCGGTTTTTGAAACCGTAACAGTGTAGAACTTTGAGGTCAAAGATTTGAGCGGGTACAATATATGTCCCGTGTTCGTTAACGGAGTGTATATCAATAGCACCTGCGGCAGTAGTCCAATTATGAGTGCCCGCGGAAGGAGCATCAAATGTACCGTTGGCTGCTAACGAACCAGTTGTATGTAACGTTGTTTGTATCCAACTTGGTGGTGTTTCTTTGTAAACAAATAAAATAATAGGGTCCTCAAAAACATTACTTTTTGTGGTCTTACTCCAGATTGGACTGTGGTCAACGTGGATAGAAAAGTTTTTAGAGCGAGGTATACGTCTCCAACCTTTTGGATTACGTGCGATGTTTTCATATGTGAATTCCTCCATTGGTGGAGGGTCAACATCAAACGATTTAGGGCTTTCGGTTTTAATATTCCATTCATTTGGAAACAAGCCAGCAGCACCAGGGTGTGTTGCTACCGGTTGTGGAATGCCATAGGCATGCTGAAGAGACTGGGTTAAACCTAAACGCCTTGTAGCCGTTGAAGTAACTTCAAAGTCTAAAGCAGTATCAGGAAGAACATTGCCTGTAGCGTCAAGTTTGTCCGTGATAGTAGTCCGTTGAACTACCTTG